CATACCAAAGTGAAATGCTTCGGAGTATGTCATTTGCCCTTCAATGGTTACTTCCCACAATATCATGTGGTCATCGTGCATGAGTTTGGCATCCACACTCCATGGCTTTCTGTATTGGATGATGTAATCTTTCATCTTATCCAATTGCTTTTGCGTAATCCAAAGTGTTTCTATCATTTTGCTTTGCCTTTGTACATTCTGCGCTGAACCAACATTTGAGTGAACTCATTGAATTCGGGGATGTACTCATCCTTTTCAAACTGGTATGGGGTTGCTTCTTCGATTTGTTCAAAACGCTTGTTGTTGCGTTTGATGCAGTGCCAGGAATAACCAATGGCAAATGCGATGGGTGTTCCGATGATTAAGTAAATGATATCCATGTTATTTGTCTTTTCAAAAATAGGTTAAAGTATTTGCAATTCCAAATTAAATGCGTTTTAATATAAAATCAAATGCTTCGTGTAAAGTGACTGTGCGGTAAATTTCAGCCATGCGAAAGGCGTGTTCCCATGTTGGTGCATACCATGTTTTGGTGTACAATTCCTTTCCGCTTTCTGTGCGGTAAACACATTCGTAAATGTTGAGTGTCATGTTCATGATGCAAATATACATTTGATATTTGAAATTCCAAACACATACACAAATAAAAAAAGGGATTTTAACCCCTTTCTTTTGTAAATGGTTACTTTTCCTTTGTGAGTGACTTCAACATTTCAATCAAACGGGGGCAAGGATACACATCCGCCTTGTCCGCACGAACTGAATTGTGTGTGAATACACCTGATTCGTTCTTCAATGCACGCTTGGTTACAACCCAAATATCCTCATTGTAGGTTAAATCTATGCCGTACTTTTCATTCCAAAGGATCAACAAGTCCTTAACGGATTGAATTTGTTCGTCTGTGTATTTGTGCCACAACTTGAATCCTTTGTAGGCCGTTGGAAGTTCCGTCACTTGGTCTGCGGGTATTTCACCACCCACATAGTTGTAATACTTTGTGCCTTTTTTGGTGATTGGACCCCAGTTGCAAACCTCAATACCAATGGATGTTCTATCTAATGGTAGGTACGGGCAACCATGCCCCATGAAATGTTTTGTGCCTAACCCTAAATGGTACGCCCAATACTCACTTCCAAACCCTTGTACTATTGTGCCGTCCGTTGAGATAGCAACACAAGTGGCAACCTTGTTGGCTACCTTTTCCCAATACGCAAAGGTTTGTTCACCGCTTCCGTTTCCCGCCGTGTGGTGTAAATACACCTGGGTCTTTTTAACCGCTTCGCGATTGTATGCCCTAAATGGTACTTGTTTAATTTTCATCTTGTTTCTTTGATGCGCCAAAATAGAATGATACTACCATAGTCACAATGGATGTTACCCCACCCGCAATGGTAAAATAAATGTCTTTTTGATCCGTTGGGAAATCCCAAAAGATAATTGAAAATAGAATGGCATAACTCAATGCCAAAATTAGGATGGCAACAATGCCCGTTACATTTGCTTTGAATCTGTCCATTATCCTTGTCCCACACTGGGCTTTTTTGATTTATGTTTATTGATGTGTTTGGTGTGTCTGCCCAACTTCTTCTTGGGCTTTACACGAAATGTCGTTGTGTTGGTTGCCTTTGCCATTACATTCCATTTAGTTTTAGCATATTGTTCAAACTCAATGTGTCCATTTCAGCCAACGCCGTATCAACACCCATGAACATCATGGTCTTTGCATACTTTTCCGCCTTGGCTTGTGCCTTGGCAACATCCGCTTTTAACGCTTCTTTTTCTGCAACCTTTGATTCAACCATCTTTGCGTTCATCGTTTGAGCCATTTTCGTGGCTTCTCCCGCACTTTGAATGTTTTTTGACACCTTGTTGAGCAACGCGTCTATTTCGTCAATCTGTGGGCTTTGTTTAGCGTGGGCAATTGTGAACACATAACCAGTGATAAACAATGCACTAAATACGATTAAAAGGTTTTTCATAGTTTTTTCATTGTTTGCATGATGCGGATTTCGGTCATGGTTGCCGCCAAACACGAATCGGACTTTTTAAGGGCGTATGTGAGTTTGTCAATCTTCACGTCCAACGCTTCTATCTTTTGGTTTGCCTTTTCAATTTGTTCTTTATAGCCCGAACGAAGGTCAAAGTAAAGATAAGAAACGGCCAAAAGCATACAAAAAGCAACGGCAGCAATTGGGTTTTTGCGAAATTGGTCAAACGACACGGGTAGGGCATTGGGTTTTACTTTTGGTGTTGTCATCTTATGCTACTGGTGGAAATGGTGGTGGTGGTGGTGGGATGTATTCGGCTTCGGGCAAATCTAAAACCCAAGCGTATTGTGATGCTTGAACCAATGGGATATCTTGCTCGGATAAAAACAAAAACCAAACGCCATTGATATCTTGAACGCAGTTGAAAAAAATGTCAGTTGCAAAATATTGACCTTGTATCAAATCCTTTTGTTCGGGTGTAAGTGTATAACCTATCATACATTTCGGCTTAAAGTTGTTTGAAACGCTTGTACTGCGGTGTAAAAGTTTGATGCTTCGGTATCGGTTAAGCCGTCACCGATGGAAGAAAATGCAATTTCTTTTGTACTATATCCTGGGAAAACAGTTGTGTTTACTGCTCCTATATGAATTGATAAAGTTATATTTGAAATATTTCCTGCATCTCCTGTATTTGTACTTCCAAATTGAGAATTATTTTTATATGCTTTATGTGTTGTAGAATTTGTTCTTGATGAAATATAAAATCCTCGAGAATCACTATTTGCAACCTGGACTCTACTTGTACTCTCTTTATATTGCTCAACTTGGAAATTGCCATCAGTATATCTTAAAGTCATTAACAATCTATTTGTAAACACACCACTGGCTGATGGCCAGGCACCCATTTCTAATTGAGCTAATATATTGTTTGTTCTCGAATATAATGAAATATGTGAAAAATTATTTGTTAGTGTTGTACTTGGAACTAAACTTGTATCCATATACGCACTCGTCCCATTAGGCGTTGCCCCCGTACTTGCAAAAGTCCAACCCGAACTAAAACTACCTGTAAAACTTGACGATTTCAAGTTCTGCGCACACGCCGCCGCACTTGCCCCAACCATTGGATAAACGGCTTTCATCGCAGACCAAATCCCCGCACTTTTCAAATCTGCAACCAAAGTTTTTGTGGCGTTTTGTTCGGTTGTGGAAAGTGAACCACCCGCAGCAATTACACGATTGTAATACGCTAACCAATCAGGGTCAACGCTTACAATCTGTGATGCTATTATTCCGTTTGTTGCAAGTATCATTATGCTATATCTCCAAATAAATATGCTTCTGTTCCCGAAATAAATACCAAAGTTGCACCGCTATATTGGGCGTTCAATTTCAACTTTGCGCCATTGCTTCGGATTGTCATCCCACTACCCGCCACAACTGTTGTTTGACCCGCACCATATTGCGCCAACAAGATTTGTGTACCCGCTGAAAAGGTTGATGCGGGAACGGTTAGGTTGTTTGCACTTGCAACATTCATCTCAACCAATTTATCCGCATCAGATGCAACCAATGTATAGGATGCCGTTTGTCTGTTTGCCGTTACAAGTTTATTGGTTTTAGAATCAATCTGTGTTTGTGCGTTGCTTGTAAGTGAATTGATGTATTGAAATTCGGTGCTTGTAACCGATCCGTCGGCAATTGCCGTTGCATCAATTCCCGTTGCGGGTGCAACACTAATATTGCCACCACCCAACAAACTTGTTGAATTGATGGTCTTGATATTTGTTCCGCTTACCAAGGTCTCTTGTACTGCCACATCTCCCGAACCCAAAAGCGAATTTGAATTTACTGTTTTGATGTTTGTACCTGAAACAAGTGTTTGTTGTTTGCCCGTGAATTGAGTTTGGATATTGTCGGTCAACCCATTCAAATAATCAAATTCCGCATTACTGATTACTCCCGTGCTAATTTTGGAAGCATCAATCCCACTTGGAATATCACTTGCCGATAAGTCCGCACCCGCAGTTACCAAACCTTTGGAATCGTATGTGATTTTGGTTTTTGTAGATGCCGTAATCGCGGCGTTTTCATCAACCTTGCCATCCAACGCGGTTTGCAAATCGGTTTGACTTGACAAAGTACCCGTGATTGAACCCCATGTGGTACTTCCACCACCACCACTATATTGTGGGATGTTCAAAGTTGACCCAATCAAAGTCGCCGCACCACTCGTTCCAGTTGTGGTTAATGACAAAGTGGATTGCTTTGTGTTAAGTTGTGTTTGGATAGCACTTGTAACACCATTCAAATACCCATATTCAGTATCATCCACAGTACCCGAACCAATATCGGATGCAGACAAAACAACTGTGCCAGTTTTACCCGCCACGCTTTGTACTGGGGATTGTGCTTTGATTTGGGCGATGTTGATTTTCTTCGTGGTGTCATCGCTAATGTCTACAATTGGTAAAACATCATCATTTGCGATGTTTACGATTGCGGAAAGGTCGGTTATTTTTTTATCAGCCATTATTGTGTAATTACGATTTTGCCCAAATCTTGTTGCAAGATAAATGAATCATCTTGTTGTTGCAAATATCCTTGATTTGGTATTATTTGTGTTGTTATTATTATTTTGCCTAAATCTTGTTGTAATATGTATGACCCGTCTTGTTGTAACAAGAAACCAGTATCAGTTGGAATCGGTGGTTCGGGTGTTCTTGTGATATTCCCAATCCCTTGCGCCCATAAAGTACCATCACAACACTTGCGTGAATACTTCAATGTATCCTTGCATAAACAACTCCGCGTTCCTCCACCTTGCGGGGATGACCTTGATGGGGTTTTCCACCCATTCTGTGTGTTGTTCGGATTATTTGGGTTGTTCCAATTGCTCATTTTCGTATCAATGCAAAAAGTAAAAGTAAAAATAACA